CCGAAGAAAGGTGCTCGCCCACTCTCCTGCCAGGACATCACAAAAGGGAGCCCCCGCGCCGGTCGCATCCACCGCCACATTTTCAGGGAGAATATTGCGCTTCACACAATGCTCCTTGATCTGCCTGACGATCTGATACGTCCTCGGGACGGCCTTGTTGGTGGCGTCATCGTTGAGGTGGACGGCCTCCCCGAACTCTATCACATACTGCCCAGTGTCGTCGTAACCGACCGCCGCAGTATAGAGGATCGTCCGGTCGCCCCCGTTGGTGAACGCAGGGTCAATGCCCGCCACATAGGTGGGAGTCCCGCGCCACGATACCTTGTGCATCGACTTACTCAGGGTGATCTCGTTCTCCCCATAGATCCCTTGGGTTTCGTCGCTATCAAAAAAGATGGCCCGCACCATCCGCATATACCCCCGCGACTCTGGGCCTAGTAGGGCTTTGTCCTCATTGATTTTTTCTTCGGTGGGTAGCCACGGGTAGATGACCTCCCCCGCTGTAATATTGGGCGAGCGTTCTCCGTCCAGACGAATATAATCCCCGCCCCATTTCGTGGCCCATCCATCCGCCGTATTAGTATCGATGGAATCCCACCCGTTGATAGGTTCCGACCAGATACCGAAAGAGTCAAACCGGCTGTTGGGGTTGGACATCCCGATTAACTGGAACTCGGGATTCTTCGACAGGTTGGACAACCCTGCTTGGAGAATCGCTTCAGACAATTCTGATAGCTCATCCCCAATCAAAATTACTCGCTTCTGCTTGATACCAATAAACTTACCGACCGCCTCACGGGTCTTAGATTTCTCAGCCGCGATCAGCGAGATGCCCGCCCGTTCGATTAATATCCCCCGTTCGTCTATATAGGCCGCGTTTCCTATTGAATCACGAATCTTGATTGGTGCTCCTTCGATAACCGAGAGCAACGACATCACTGAACCCCAAATCCTTTTTCGGGCTTCACGAAGAGTAGTTGAGGTCATCAAAACCAACGTATCTTTTGGTTTGGACAACCAGTTGATTATCCCCCACGCCGCCATCGTGTGGCTCTTACCGGAAGAGGCAGAACCCCCTACCGAGAGATACTTGTTATTGAGCGCCCCCCAAATCATTTGTTCCGCCCATACATGCCGAACCATTAATTTCTCGGGCAGATCAGGGTGGTTCCACAACTCGTTGCAAATGCGCCAGAAATAATACTCCCTAGCACGTAAATGTTCGTGGTTAGCAAATCCGTATAGCAAAGCGGTAATCTCACTCGTCGGGGGTATCATCAAACCCCCCACATCCATCCGCTTGGTCTTAGGGTCGATACGGGGCTCTAGTATCTTCTTGATGCTGGATCTCTTTGCCGCCATAATCCGTAACACAGCTTACGCCCCAAAGAATTGTCTGACAAATCTAAAGACACCCTGCAAAACCGAGCTTTGGCCCTGTATAAGGCAGACTGGAAAATGGTTTCGATAGCCAAGGAACTTGATGTGCACCCAGGCACAGTTCGTAGGTGGTTTAAGAAAATGGGCCTGCCCGCTAAGAAGAATGGCCTGCACCCGAACAATGCGCCGGATGCCGAGGACGCTCCTGCGGACGAACTGGCAGGGGCAATAGACAACCACTTGCGAGAAACCACAGACGAGGCCATCCGGCGGGCAAGCCACGATGCTCGTCAGGAAGAAGACGCAGCGATTTTGGAGATCGCAGAAAGGCAGGCGAGCCCCGCGGAAAAATATCAGCATTACGCAGCCGCTACTGGCATAAAGCTGATGCGCGACGGAGTTAAGAATCTTCGGCCCCCGAAGACAGTCCGAGAACTCTCGGAGCTAGATCAACTGGTGCGGCGTAATTTAGGGCTGAATTCCAAGTCGGGGGGCGGGGGCAAGATGCAGATTGATATCTCCATTTTGAATAACACTAAGGCGGATCGCGGGAACGGGGCGGTAAAACCGGTTATCGATATAGAATGAAAGATGATCTTCGACCTAAATTCAGGAGCCCCCGAGTTCAACGGGGCACACTATGACCCCGACGCCGACCCATTCTTTTTCCGGCAACTATCCCCCACGACATACTGGGGGTTCTCAGAAAAGGGCGGGGACAGAAAGAAAGCAGGGGGCAAAACCCAAAAGGGGCCGGAGGGCGTAACACTTTTCGCGGAACTACAGGATGCGTTTATCGGGGTAGTAGAACATGTTCGGAACCCCCCCGTGGCTTGCTACTCATGCTCAGGGACGATGGCTATATTGAAAACACAGCACGGCCTCAACACAGCCGAAGCTAAATTGGCCTTGAGCCAATTAATCGCCTGTGATTTGGGGCCAACCACACCGTGTTTCTTAGACTCAAGCCCCCTACAGGAATGACCAAGCTATTCAAAAACAGGAAAGTAGAAGTCAACCCTGTTGTCTTAGTGCGTAAAGACAACCCCCTAAAAAACGAATTTTCGTTTGCCAGGAAAAAACTGGTGGGTGTCTTCTTCCGTGTTGTCCCCCAAGGAGCAAGAGAAATTTTCTTTGCCCAAAGCCTCCCCAAAAACACTATGGTATTCACACCAGAGAATGGGGACGGATTAATAATATCTCCGTCATGCCTGAAGGGGATGGGATAATAATCGGGGTGGACAACGGCCTCGACGGAGGACTGTGCGCGATCTCGTCTTTCGACGGGGGCATCGTTGATAAGATCGCCATGCCAACACTCAACCGCTCTAAGAAAAGAGAAGTTTCTACAACCACGATCAACGAGTGGTTAATGGGCCTGAACACCCCGTTCACTCTAGTGGTAGAGGAACCGCTGGCGCACGCGAAAAGCTCTCAGGCAGTCAGGTCGATGGCTTTAAGTTTTGGCAAACTCTTGGGCATGGCCGAGGTCAAGGGATGGAAACACGACAGGATTTCTGTCCACAAGTGGCAGAAAAAAATGTTGGGCCGAACGGCAAAAGGGGGGACAAAAGCAGCAGCATTGGAAGTGGCGGAACGTCTGGCCCCCCAAGAAAACTGGCTCAAGAACAAGAGATGCCGTACCCCGCATGACGGGATGGTCGATGCCTTTCTTATTTCCCGATATTATTTGACAACCACTCAGCGCGGCGTATAAGTCGCGCTATGCCCGATAGTCACTCTGACCGCGATCATGCGGAATTCAGCCCGTCGGCCCTAAAATACATCGCCGGTTGCGGGGGGTTCCAAGGCCGCAGCGGGACGAACGCGGCGGCAGAAAAGGGAACCCGAATCCACGAAGCTCTGGAGATTGGTGACCCCTCTAACTTGGAGAGCGAGGAAGAAGTCAGCATCTTCCACGAAATCGTAGCCGAGGAGGAAAGTTTCTTGCAGAACTTTATCAATTGCTCCGACGTAACGGGGCTGAAGGTTAAGCAAGACTTCAAGGAGATACAGCTTACAGTCGAACTGGACGGAACATCTACTTGGGGAACGTGCGACCGTCTAGTTGTATTCAACAATGATACGGGGGTTCTGATTGATTACAAAACGGGGATCTCAGTGATTGACACCCCTGAAAAGAACCAGCAAGCACGGGCCTACACTGTCGGTGCGTTCCAGAAATACAAAGACCTGAATAAAATAGTCTTTGTGTTCTTTATCCCCGTGCGTAACGAAACGCTCTTCCACACTTTTTATAGAGAAGATGTCCCAGCGATAGTCTCTGAGCTTTCCTCGATAATCAAACAGGGGGAAATTATCCGCCCCAAATGGGACGACGGGGCTCCGTCTATCGAAGAGTTAACGCCGACCGTGCATTGTCGGTATTGTAAGCACGAAGGTAAATGCCCCGCGCTGGGTGGGTTGGTCATCGAAGTCGCCAAGAAGGTGAACCCGCAACTGCCTGATGTAGACCTCGAAGAGACGGAAGACCCCGAGATCGTGGAACAGCTATGGGTGATTGCTAAGATCGTATCAAATTGGTCCGACCGACTGAAGAAGCGGGCCGTCGCTATGGCACAGGAGGGCGTTGAGTTCCCGTCCCTTCGCCTCAAGAACATGGGGGTGACAAAAAGGGTTACGGACAACAAGACACTGGTCTCCATAGCGGAAACCTACGGCCTCGAACTAGACGATGTCTTGAATATCGCCAGTATTCCCCTGGCCAAATTAGCCAAGGAAGCGGGACAGTCTGCCGAAAAGGGCAGTAAGAAGAAAATTTCTGAAGAATTTATTGACGCCTGTAACGAAGCAGGCATACTCATCAAGTCTAACCCAAGATTTACTCTAAGTTAGTCCTAGTTAGTAACAACGAAACGACGAAACAACGAAACAACGAAATGGCTGCAAAAGCAACAGAGAAACCAAACCAGATCATCGCGGCACAAGCTGCCAGCATGATGATCGAAAGCTCCGATATTGAGATCTCGCGTCTTAATATCGTCCAGAAGACATCCGAGATCGACGCCCCGTTCGGGACGGCTGTTTTGGACAAACAACACATCATCGCGGAGCCGGAGCAGAAAGTATCCTGCGTCCCCGTCAGCGTGATGAAAGCATGGCGGGAAGATATCCCGTTCGATGAGGACGAAACATCCCAGATCGCCCACACCAAGGAGGAGCGGGATGAGATCAACAAGGACTCCAAGTGGAATATGCTGGAGTTCGCGGATATCATCCTGATGTTCTTCAAACCCGAGGACAGTGACTCGGACGTAGCCTACCCGTTTATGGTCGGAGACAAGCAGTATGCTCTGGGCAAGATCAATGTGGCCAAGGATGGCTACAGGCAGACCTTCAAGAGGCTTGCCACGTTCTCGCTCCTCAACCCTGATGTCCCTCTTCCTTCTCGGATCTGGACGTTCAGTTCATCCATCATCCAAAGAGGGAAATATTCCTGGTATGCTCCCAGCCTGTCGATCACTACGAAGGAATCCCCCGAGGCAGTCCAGAATTTCACCGCCAACTTCTTACGTTAATGGAAGGCACTTTTGACCAAGAGGTCATTCAGGACGAGATCAATATGCTTAGTGCGTTGATCGCTGAACTGGAGGAGAAGATTAAGCAACTGGAAATTCAGATGATATCTCTTCGCCACGTACGGGCAGCATTGGCTTCGGCTATCGACGTTGAACTCCCAAAAGACGACAAGAGCCAACTGAAGCTCTCGTTGTTGGTGGACGGAGCGGAGCCAATCGCGGCGGCAATAGACACGGAGTAATCACTCGGGTAATGTGGCGGGGTGGTTAGAGTTTCACTCTAGTCATTCTGGTTAAAGCATCGCCCTCGCCGTAACCACATAAAAGCGGCGGCACTTAAAGCCCCCCACTGGTTTTGGTTCAACTTCCCAGTGGGGGGCTTCTTCTTAGACAGTCATGGAAATCTACGCCCTCGACTACGAAACTTACTACGACAAGCGTTGCAGTATCAGAACGCTCGGCCCACTGGGCTACTTCTCCCACCCCGAATTTGATGCCTACCTACTCACCGTAAAAGGGACTGACGGAACTGAATTCGTCGGTCACCCAAAGGAATTTAACTGGGATCTACTTATTGGAAACACGGCCCTGAGCCACAACGCAGCATTCGATGAAACCTTATATCTATATGGCGCGACCCAATCGTGGTGGCCGCGGATCGACCCCGCAGCCTGGCATTGTACAGCGGATCTGGCAGCGTATGTCAGGATTCCTCGCTCGCTCAAAGGAGCGACTTCTACAGCTTTTGGATTAGAAATCGACAAGTCCACCCGCGACAACATGAGCGGGAAGAAGTGGGAGTCGATGACC